AGCAATTGCGATGCAAGGCGATGTAATGGCGGCAAACGCGTATTTCGGAAAGCTTGGATACGTTATCCATCCAACGCTTGCCGCTGATGCGAAAGCTCGCACCATCGATAGCGGTTCCGGTCGTTTCGTGATGGAAAATAACACCATCGACGGATTCAGAGCGCTTGTCAGCGCCCAGGCGACTTATTCCTCGGAGAATAAGGTGTTCTATGGAAATTTCGATGATCTCATGATTGGTTATTGGAGTCCTGGAATTGACGTAAGTGTTCACAAAGAATTTGACGATGGACGCGTCAGATTGGTCGTTTTCGTAGATGCCGATATTGCCGTCAGGCACGCGGGATCCTTCTCGATGACTGTCAACGCTTAATGCTAACA